GGTTTGAGGGAATGAACTTGAGTAACAACGAAGTTATTCTCAGTCATAATATCAAGCACGTCAGATGTTTTAATCATCTGGTATTTAGCAGAAAGGTTATTACTTTGCAATGCATTGGATGCAGAGACTGGGAGTTCTAATTCTAAAGATGCATCTGAAGTTAAGATCATGATTATTTTCCTGTAAAGATTATGAACAAAAGCCAAGCGACAGTAGCGTAGATAATAATATCAGCTACAAAAAAGTATGGGAAATATGCGCGGTAATTGAATTTCATAATTATTCCTTTATTTGTTTATTAGATGTATAAGCTAATTCATTTAACTTATTTTGAAACTTCTTCAGGTGCTTCTTTGGTACTGTTTTAGTGATACCTAACTTGCGGTCTAGGCGCTTGAAAACACCCTTGAGGAGTTCTTCCTCCTCAGTGGTGAATATTGAGCCACGATTCATAATTATCTCCTAACGAGCGGTTACGCGGATTGCGATTGATGCTGAGGGCTTGTAGTATTGTTGCAACTGAGCAGTAGTGATACCCATATCAGCGACCATTTGTTTATAGTCGTAGGTAGAGCGTTGGCTGAGTGTTACAGTTGCTTTGTAGAGGGCACTCTCGTATGTTCCTTCACCAGCGTTCTTGAAAACATCTTTGAGTACATCTGCTTCCTGCTGTAGGTCAGCAATTTGAGCAAGCAAGATGCCGAGCTTATCAAGATCTTCCATTTGAGCATTCTGGCTCAAGGCTTGTGATACGAGGGTTGTCATGGTAGTGTGGTTCATTTTTATTTCCTTTATTAATCGTTTATTAAGTGAAGCTAAGTTAGACTATACCTGAGAATATTTTAAAAGGCAAGTGTTTTTAAAAATATATTTTTACCAGCCGTATCTGTCTGCACAGATTGGACCGATGCCACGTTCAACTGAGACTGGATCACTTAACGTGCGAGCACATACTGCGCATGATCCATATTTCTTCCCGTATGCGATTGCTGCACTGGCGGGATCACTAGCTACTGCAATAATGCGACCTTGAACCTCGTCAGTGCAATCCCGAGAGCCAAAGAACTTACCACGTAAAACTTTACCTAGGTATTGGTCACCTTCCTTAACGTATAACGCGCCTGCGTTCTGTCCTGAGGCAGGAGCAGGTGAAAAGGTAAATGTATCAAGACGCAACTTTGGACGTTGAATACCAGCAGACTGCGCTTTATTGAATGCGACCTCGATTGCTTCTACGGATACTGACGGAGCTAATGAGTCTTTCTCTGCCTTCTGCGCGGTGCGAGCCAACTCTTTAGCCACGCAATTTTGAACGGCAGCGAGTTGGCGTTCTGTTAGCGAGCCATACTTCTTGACTGAGTCATACATTGACCGTGCAAATTCAAAAGTGGCATGAGACTTCATCATCCAGTTGTACTCAGCTGGGAACTCTTTTTGAAAGTTATGTACGGCTGTGGCTTCTTTGCGCTCTTTAGATTGACTATAAGAGTTGCGATTCTTTTCACGCTCAGTTGCGCTGGTTTTGAATTCATGAAAACCAACACCCTTACAACTAAAGCATTGGCCAGTAAAGCTTCTGTTACTGGCGACCCAGATTCCTGTGCCAGCGCAATTTTTGCACTTTTCTTTGTAGAGGGTTACTGCTGAGTCAGACACTTTAGCGCTGACTGCAATTTCGTCTTCAGCTAGATCATATAGGCTTTGCATAATTATTTCCTTTATTGAATCGGTTATTGGGTGAAACTATACAATGAATTAAACCTCAAAAGCTTCATGAAGGCAACATTTATTTTTGAGTGAAAACCCTTAGTTAGAAAAAGTGAGTGATAATAGGGGTGTTCGGTGACTTGACCCATTTTAGTTCTACCCACTCCTCCTCGCAGAGTTGACCGAACATCATTTGGGACCTAGTCCCACGAGTGGGTAGACCTAAAATGTGTTGAGTATTTATAACTTAATGCGAGGTAATAACGTAAATGGCTAACAAATTCGGTTTCGATCTGAATGATTATAACCCAGAAGAAATAAACAAGAGCAAAGGCTTTACCTCTAGCTCTGTAGTCCCATATAAAATGAGAAATGCTAAGCGTTGGTTACTCTGGCGCTCAGAGAGGTATAGTGAACATGAACTTCATAGTACTCGTAAAGTTCCGTATTATGCTGACGGTACAGTTAGGCGCGGTACTCTTGATACCATTGAGGATTTAAGACGGCTAGAGACTTATGACGTAGCCGTTCAAATGCTAAGCAGAGGGAACTTCACTGGCTTGGGCTTTGCGCTGGGTCGGGATGGTGAAGGCTATTGGCAGGGCATTGACCTTGATGATATTTCACAGCATAAAAATGATTCCCTAGCAGATAAATTACCTAGTTATGTTGAGCTGAGTCCGAGTGGCGACGGAGTACATGCCATTGGGTATGGTGAATACTTCCGCGGTAAGAATCGCAGTTCTGAAAAAGGTTGGGAATATTACTCCCGTGCTAAGTACTTTACTTTTACAGGAAACAAGTTTAAGAATGATGCTGAGATTGTTGACCTTAAACCTTTCATCAAAGAATATATTGATAGAGATATATCAGATGATAGAACAGAAAACAAAGCCTCATTAACCCATTTAATACTCAGTGAAAGTCAAATAGACGATATTGAACGCGCACTCAAGTATATTGACCCAGATTGTTCTTATGATACATGGCTTCATATAGGTTTTAGCCTCGCTAGAGTGCCTGACGGATTTAGGTTATTTTCTGAATGGTCTAAGCGGTCAGCAGGTAAGTTATGTAAAGTAGCCTCTGATGCTGATCTTGCAGATCAATGGAATGATATTCATGCTAACTCGAGAGGTGAGATTAGCCTTGGAACTTTATATCATCATGCTTCAAACAATCCTAAATTTATTGCTACCGAAGTAAGCACAACAGTAAAAGAACTCAGCGCGGTTAGCAATGATCCCTTAATCATTGACATCCAGCAGTGGATTGGTAAGATGATTGCGCCAGATTGGGTTGTTGATAACTTTATTGGAGAAGGTGTGCGGAGTATTGCAGGTTCTCAAGGTAAAGGTAAAACGTCAATCATTGCTCCCTTATGCGCTAACGTGGCGCACCTTGTTACTCCTAACTTCTTGACACCACGGCATAGGCGCGTTGTGTTCTACTTTACTGAGGATACGAATCAAGTAAATAAGATGGTCATGGGAATGAAGATTCATCAAAGCAGGGAGTTCAGCAGTTCAGAAGAAAAAGAAGCTGAATGGCGTAAGTACTTTCAAATCAAACTCACGCAGAGGTATAAACCAAATCAAATAAAGAAGTTAGCCGAGGTAGTAAAAGACTATAACACTGAGCAAGACGGAAAGAGCATACCTGCCCTGGTAGTATTTGACACTCAAGCTGCTAGTCTAGACGTAGAAGATGAGAATAATAATGCGGAACTCTCAAAGTTTATTAGTGAGATTAAGTTGCACTTCTGGGAGGCTTATCGTATTCCCGTATTGATTGTGACGCACATAACGAAGTCATCCGCTGATTTAGATAATTATAAAGACCTAACGTCACGTGGAGCTGGTTCGGTAGCTGGAGATTGCCACGGAACAATGGGGATTGTACATCCTCAAGGTATGACAGGAAGACTACTCGGCAATGGTAAAGACCGCGACGGTGCAATCATTCAAGAGGTAAGAGTTGAAATCAAAAGACACGTTATTGAAGGTTTAACTCCTTACGGAGAGCCTATTGATATTGATTACTTTACTACCGAATACTTTGAGTCCAACCCTGATGATAGAGCTGAAGCAAAAGCAGAAGTAGCCACTAATGAGTTCATAGAGAGGGTTTACCGAGCTGTTCATCTTTTGAATGAAGAGAATCATATTGTAACTCTTGAATTACTCTCTAGACAGAAGCTGGGTGGGGCGCGGGATAGAGTTAAACAGGTTCTGGCTGACCTTGAAAGAATGGGTAGAATCTTTTCAACTAATCCTAAGGATCTTTCAAAAGATCAACGGACTGAACTGGGACTCGGTAATAATTCAGGTCTTTACTATAAAGTAATGGGGACTTACCTTGGTTAATTCAAACCGTTTCTGTTCAGGCGGTTTGAGAAGTGATATAGACTATGGTCTGGAGTGTCAAACCGTTTATAAAATTTCAAACCGTTTTAAGCGGGGCGGTTTGGCGCAATTCAAACCGCCTGATCTATTAGTGGGGGGACTCTGTACCCCTAATAGTCATTGGTGGTTTCAAACCGTTTATTGTATTCTCTTTAGAGGGAAACGGTTTGAAATAAACGGTTTGAAAAATGAGGCTTTTCAATATGAGAAAAATAAGCGATAATTATATTAAACAATCTTCTAGGACTCGTGATGACTTCTGACACAAAGAAGCCCAGTGGTGGGCAAATAGGTAATACAAATCAGCAGGTGCGCGGAGCGTTTGCTGCAATGCTAAGACGCAAGGTAACACAAAATCCAAAGAAGCTTGAGGCGATTGTGGATAACCTGCTTACGCTGGCTGAGGCTGGTGAGTCATGGGCGGTACGGGAATTGAGCGACCGACTAGACGGGAAGGCTATTGCTGCTGTTGAAATGAGCGGACCAGACGGCAACCCAATCGAGGTAGAACAAGCAGGTACATTTGCAAAAGAGCTGATGGCGGTGCTGTTGTCAAAACGTCAAAAGGAGTCGGGAAATTGAGCGAGCAGTTCAAACCGATGACTGCCCCTGACCCACACTGGGACGAAGACGTCAAAGCAATGGAGCGTGGATTGCAGTTTTTTGCTGAACTCAAAAAGGAACGCGCAGTGCAAAAGCCCATGAACGCTTCTGAGATTGCTGGGTTATTTAACGTTAAGGCATCTACTCTTGATTCCAATGCAAATATCTTTAAGCTAATTGACGCAGTGCGGTTAGTAGAACAATTCCACGGGATTAAGTAATGCCCACTGCTCTTGATAAAATCGTAGAGGATAAACTAAAGAACGCGCCAGACTTAAACTGCTTACCCGCTCCAATGCGAGCAGCGATTAAGGCAAGACTCACATGGCTATCAATTGCAAATGCTCATCAGATTAAGCCTGCTGGGGATTGGTGGTCAATCTGGTTACTGCTCGCTGGGCGCGGTGCAGGGAAAACGAGAACGGCATCAGAGGAGATCTGGTGGGAGGCATGGACTGAGCCTGAGACAAGATGGCTCGTATCCGCGCCCACCAGTGCAGACGTGCGAGACACCTGCTTTGAGGGTGAGTCTGGAATACTGAACGTCATACCGCAGGAGATCATCGCTCCCAACGGATATAAATCATCACTCAATGAATTGACGCTAATCAACGGATCAATCATCAAAGGTATTCCCGCCAGTGAGCCAGGACGCTTCCGTGGTCCGCAGTTTCATGGTGGCTGGTTAGATGAACTCGCAGCATGGGATTACCTTGATGAGTCATGGGATATGATTCAGTTCGGGATGCGCCTTGGGCAACGTCCAATCCTCATCTGCACGACTACTCCAAAGCCCAAGCCACTCATTGTTGACCTAGTAAACCGAGACGGAGATGACGTTGCGTACGTTACGGCATCAACCTATGATAACATTGATAACCTCGCTCCGACGTTCAAGAAGCAGATCCTCCAATACGAGGGTACAAACATCGGTCGTCAAGAGTTATATGCCGAGCTGATTGACCCTGAGGAGTCAGGCATCATCAAGCGAGACTGGTTCAAGCTCTGGCCAGCTAGTAAGCCCCTGCCTCAGTTTCAATACGTCATTCAATCGTACGACTGCGCCACAAGCGACAAAACCGCGAACGACCCGACTGCCTGCGTAGTATTAGGAATCTTTAAACCTAGCCCAGACAAGCCAATGTCCGCGATGGTTATCGACTGCTGGACCGAACACATGCAGTATCCCGAGCTGAGACCGAGGGTCGTTGAGGAGTATGCCTCAATCTATGGCGATGACGACGAATGGGGCAACGGCAAAAAGGTAGACATGGTTCTGATTGAGGATAAGTCCGCAGGCATCTCATTGATTCAGGACTTACAGCGTGCAGGTCTACCAATCCGTCCGTACAATCCTGGCATGGCGGATAAGACCCAACGCTTAAACATCGTCAGTCCAATCATCGCAAAGGGTCTGGTATATCTACCCGAGTCCACGGAGAAGAAGGGACATCCGAGGAGTTGGTGTGGTCCATTCCTCAATCAACTTTGTGCATTCCCTGAGGTTCGGCATGATGACCTTGTTGACGCTACCAGTCAAGCTTTGAGGTATTTGAGGGATTCTGGTTGGCTCGTCACAGATTTCATTTATAATGACGAGGATAAATACGTTGATGAAACCAAACCACGCAGGGTAAATCCATATGCCGCTTAACGAGTGGGACGATAACAGCATTCCCTTACCTGAGTCGCAGGACTTGATGCGTTATGAATTAGCTCGTAAAGGTTCAATGCCTTTGCAATCAAATGGATCCGATGTACCGTTGTTACCATCCGAGGCAGCAGGTCAGTATGTACCAGTCCCAATCGAGAAACCCCAGCCGTATTCCACAGCGACAAATATCTATCAAGCAGCAGCCGATAGGTTAGGCTTGACTGCAGTGCCACAGGCTCTCATGGCAGCTATGAGTAGCTTCCCCTCTGAGGTAGCGAAGGGCATCGGTCAACCTGAGGCAAGTGCTGTCCTACAGTATCAACCGACTTCCCGCTCTGCCAATCAAATGCTTCAAGCGTATGATCAATTTCATCCCCTAGGTAGTAATATGGGAGTTGGTCCTCTGCCTGAGACATGGCAACTGCCCGCCTCACTCACAGCTAATGACCTGAGAGTAGTCGCTAAGCAGAACCTAGAACGAATTAGAGAAGCTGCACGGATTAAAGAAGATTTTCAAAATGCTCAATCAGGTATACGTCGTGAGAGCAACCTCGGAGGTAACACCTACGGAGCGAACATTCAAAGTGCAGCCGAAGGAGTGGGCGACGTACTAGCGAGTCGGCAAGCTGCAGGTAAATCAGCAATCCCAGGAATACCAGACATAATCCCCGAGACCAATATGTACGCTGTGCGTCCAGTGGGTCAGGGTCAATACATTGAGCCGACAGACCTGCCTAATGGAACTTCAGCACTCGGTAAGGTTTACGGAAACCTCGCTAATGAGATGGCTTATGGTCTTAAATTTGAGCCTGATGCCGAATCTAGATTTCAAGATTACTATAATCACTTTTTGATGACCACTCCTGAACTTGAGCAGGCATGGCAGGACTTTGCTTCTAATAAAATCTCCGAGATGTATCCCGATGCGCCAGATGCACCCGCTGCTCGTAGTGCATTTAACATGGCATTCCCAGGAGAAGTGGGCAGTGCTGAGCGATTGAAAATGATAGAAGAATTCAGAAGCTCTCCCGAGGCAATCGAGGCTGTTCAAAAAAGAGCGGATTACCGTCAAGCCCTACATGATGAACTCTACCTACTCAAAAATGCACCACGTAAAGGATTGACAGAGTCAGAACGTGAGGTAAAGAATGAAGAAGTTGAAAAGGTAGAAAAGTTACTCTCTAAAACAAAAAGTGCCCACCTACCCACTCAAGCTGAAATAGATGAACGCATCAAGGCGATTCATCAATACCTCGGTAAAGAATTTAAGACTGACCTTACAAAGTGGGTTGGTACGGGACAAGGTCCAATGATGGAACTCGCTAAGCGAGGTATCACTCACCTGCCAGCTAGTGAGATATTGGGTCTTAGGGTTAATGACTCTACAAGTGCTGCCTCACAAATATTAAGAGAACGAAGAACCGAAGCAGGTATGCCGAGTGAAGGATTAGCGGGACAACTCCTCAATACAAAAAACGCTGAGATTAAAACCGCTACCGATGCATTCAATAAGCTCAACAGCCGTAAGAACCAGTTGGCTATGCAGAGC